AACTTTTTTTGAACCGCTGCTTCGTTCTCTTGGAGTTTAATCTTCTTTTTCTGATCTGACATATACTCTTTTGAAGATTTACTAAAAATTTGTTGAGCTTTTGCAGCATCTGTAATTCCAGCAGCTTGCATGACTGCTTTTCTGGTAAATCGATCCATGCCTTCAAAGCCACCTTTTTGAGCATTAACAGTATCTATCAACGTAGCTACTCTTTCATCTTCTTCCATGTGAAGCATCTTAGTTGCAGATAGTGTTGTCCCTAAAATTGCATTCAATTTGCTGGTTGTATCAGCAGCTGATTGGAAAGTATCAAACTTGCTAGCCATTCCTAATAGGTCACCTATCTCAGTTCCAGATCCCCTAGCAGCTTGCTGAAGACCTAGAAAGACCTTTTCCGTTCTTGTACCATGAACTGCTAATTGCGAAGAAGCGGTGGTAAAATCGCCAACCATTTGAGCAGAGCTAATACCGAACTGTGTTCCTGCCATGGCTATGTTTTTTAACATACTCATAGCTGCCTCATTAGTACCAGCCATTCCTCCAGTTGTGAGAATATTTAAACTCTTTGTTACTTGATCTGCTCCAACTCCAAGTCTACTAAGTTGTGCTGAACTTTTTGTCATACCAGCCATGTCAGTAACTTCGCTCATTCCCATTAGCGATTTGTTAAAGCCTTTAATAGATTCAGCAGCATTTTCATAGGTCACACCCATAGCTCTACCTTGCCTTGTCGCGCTAGCTATAACTCCATTAAACACCTTCCCTCTACCAGTTGCTGCTGCTAAAGATGCTCCTGCTTTATTCAATTCTAGAGCTAATCCAACTAAACTTTCAATGTAAGATCCTATAATCATCTGAGGACTAAACGCAGTAGCAGCAGACAGCATAAGAGACATTCTTTCTTGTTCTTTGTTCGCACCAAATAAAGCGTCTTTAAGTTCTCTAGCTTTCCCAACAGTTTTTGTCAATTGAGAATTACCAAACCCAAGTTTCTTAGCAATAGAATCTGTAACATCATTATATTTATCTGCTTGGTCTGTTAAATCTTCAACAAGATCTCTTTGTTTCTCAATTAAAGAATTTATATCTATCTGTTTACCTTCTTGAATACCTAAAGACTTTTGAAGTTGTTCCATCTTTTCTTGTTGTTTAGTATAGGATTCACCTTCGCGATCCATACTTTTAGCCATTTCTTCTTTTAAACTTTTCAATTGTTCCAAAAGAATTAGTCTTTGTCTTTGTTTGCTTAGAAACTTTTCTTGATAATCAAACTCAGCCTTGGCATTATCAAAAGATTGTTTTTCTTGTTCTAATCTCTTATCAAAACGTTTTTTTTGTTCATCCATTAGATCAAGCTGTTTGGCAAATTTTGCAAGATATGAATCTGCTTCTTTATTTAGTTCTTTAGTAGCCTCAGTTTGATTATTTATTTCTTTGGTCTTATTTTCTTCATTATTCACTTAATTATTCCTCGTCTTTAAACGGCCAAGTAATTCTTGTTACTTGTTCAAAATGAGCAACAGCTTGATCTAATAATTCTTTTGTTTTTTGAGAGTGCGGATGATCAGGTCCTCTTTTTATGTAAGAATCTAAATATTCTTTTTCTGCCATTATGGCTTTTGCGTACGCTTGTACATCTTGCATTTCTCCTCGAATAACAAATTTAAGACTTTGTTTCTCTTCTTCAGATTCTTTTAAATCAGCTGTTAGAGTTACGTCGTTATCATACAAGTACTTTAGAAAAGTCTTGTTCCAGTCGCCCAATGCTCGCATCCAGCTTTCTTTAAGTAAATTCTTTTTTGTAAAATCTAATTCCATAATAGTTCTCCATAGTTTAAATAGTTTTTGAAAACAAAAACCCGAAGTCTTATCTTCGGGCTTTGCTTCTCGCTTTATCGTATTCTTTCTTTTCATCTTCGTAGTGTTTCTTAAGTCTTTCTAAAAACCACATTCTTAATCCAATAGGCAGGTTGTAAGCTTCGATAAATGACCAACCACCGTGATGTTTGAGAATAAAAAACTGCTCATAAACAGTTTCCATGTATTTATCGGTCAGGCCAAAAAAACTCCGCGCCAAACGGAACCTCCAATTCTTGCTCATAATCACAAGACCTGCACTCAAAATCAAATTTTAATTCAACATTTGGATTTATTAATTTATAAACTTCTCTAATTTTCTTAGAATCTTTTATTGGCATCATTTCAATAAATCTATTAACTAAACCTTTATCTGTCACATTGTCTACGGAGACAATCATAAGTTTATACTGATCTGTGAATGTTGTATCTAAACTACCTTTCTTCTTTTTGTTACTTCTCTTCATCATTAATGACTCATCTTTCGAAGTTAATATTTTAATCTCCACTTCAAACCCAGAAATCGGTAAAATAAATTTAAAGGTACCTGTTTCTGTCAAAGCAACAGCTTCGGGGACCGTAGACTCAATAACTGTTTTTTCTTGCAAGTCGTATTCCATCTTATCTTTCGTACCACAATTTGGACAAGTGACCTCTGTAGTGTAGTCTTGTCCATAAGCGGAAATTCTTGCATCTACGATTATTGCATTTTTATCTCCAATCAATAGTGAGTCTACGGTAACTTTTTTATCTGTTATTATATTTTGAAGAAAGCGATCTATAGCTGTACCGTTTTTCAATAAAGATCTAGAGCTCAAGATGTCTTCATCTTTAGCAGTCATAAAATTAATTTCTATAACTTCTTTGTCCTTTAAAGGATGGCCGCTTGGATAATGCTTACCTTTTGAAGGTATCTCCACAAATTGCGTTGGCTGTACAAAATCTAACAATCTAGATGTTGTTGCCTCTGGTGGTTGTGAACTTTCAACTGGTCCACTCAGTCTATCATTGTTTCTACTCAATTTACACCTCTTTTATGTTTTTAGTTATGTTTATGCTGAATTGTCGGTTGTTTTTGTGCGACCTTCAGAGTTTTGTAATCTGCACCATTCTGGTTGAAGAGTTAGACTAATGTGATTCAACTCTTCGGAAGAGTAATCAACATTTCCAAAATCTACATCAATTAAAAGGCAATTCTCCAAAATCCACACTTCATTAAGAATTTCTGATGTTTCCAAGGCTTTTTGTGCTTGTATATATTGACCGACATCATTTCTAACGTAATGAAGGGAGGAATCTCCCATAAAATGTTTGTGTATTTCAATTTTTTCTATTTTTCCGCTTTTTGATACTCCAACATTACCGATCCTAGAGTTGTCAAAAGCTCCATCATTGATTAAGTTATCATAAGACAGGTAGTTCTTTGAAATTGGAAAGTTCTGATTCATATTGTTTAAAATACTATTGAAAGCTTTTATTTTATTATCTGCTTTTTCGAAACCTGCAAGCTCTTTCATGTAGTGGGTTTTGTACAATAAATAAAAAAGTTCAGTACTTGTTGAAAACCCGTCGTCTCTTTGTACGTCCACAATCTCTATCTTTATTGGTTTCCAAATGTATGGTGATTTTGCCCACTTTCTTATTGATGACAAGCCATATTTTACTTCATGAGTTGTCATGGAAAGCTTAGGCAATTCCACAGACTTAACTTGCCAAATTACTTCATCCCCTAAGAGAAGTTTAAATTTAAATTTTTGAAATGGTTTAATGTCTGGAGAATTCCAAAAAGTCATAATTACCTCTATGAGCCACCTAATGTAGAACCAGGAAAGTATGTTTCCCCATTAACAACACAAGAAGCCCAGTCATATTTAAATGTTATAGAAATCTCTCTTAAATCTTCTGAAGAATAATCAAAATCTCCAAATTTTACAGAAGTAATAAATGCATTATTCAGAGTCCAATTTTCTATGTCGTTCCCTTCAGCATCTTGAGCAGCTATTTCAATTTGTCCATTTGATGCAACAAGTTCAGATTTAGCAAAAGTTTTAAACAAATCAGTGTCTGATGTGCTTGTTGGAACTTTATAGCCAGATTGTTGCAACAAGTATAAGGTCTTGTCAACAACGTCAGCATCAGTTGTAGCAGGGTCAATCAAAACAACTTCAACATCGTTCCATTTTATTTTTCCTGGGAAATTAAACACATGATCACTAAAGTGGTGTTCAATATTCGAAATCTCAAACGATGGTGCCGTTACTGACTTAGCATACCAAATAATTTCTGAGTCGAAAAGTGATACCTTAAATCTAAATTTTCTTTTAGG